CGCTTTTTAAATCATAACCAGATCTAGAATTAATTCCACATCTTTCAAAAGCCTCTTCTATAACCTGATCTACGTCTAGATCAAAGCTATTTGTTCCTGATGTTGCCATGTTTCACCTTTTTCTTTTTCCTTTTTTTAATGAATTTCTTTTTTTGACCACCTTTTGATATTTGTTGAGGTATAGATGATCTAGAAATCATTAATATATTTTTTGAAACTCAGCTACGATTGTATACATATTACCTGAGTCTGCTGTACTTGGAACAACAAGGTTAACGTCGCTTTGATTACTATTACTAGATTTGTCTGCTGGTATTCCACCAAATTCTCTAAAGTCCCAATATCCTGTTCCTGTCAAACCGATAATTGGAATATCTCCATCTGAATCTTCTTCATCTAAACGAGCAAAAGCATCACCACCGTCTCCTGTGTCACAACAAAACCAGACTCTTAATAAGCCTAAGTGTGCAACAGAAGTTCCGTCTTTTCTTGCAGCTAATGCTGACACATCACCAAAGACTGTGGTGCCACCTGTCCCGTCTGATTGATTAA